CTACGCTAACCCCTATGGAAATGTATCTTTTAGATTCAACTTTAATAACCGCTCAAATCACGCCAACGCGATATCCTACATATAGGCTATCGACTAGCACTTACGGATTTAATAAAGATGAGCCATTAGATTATTTCCAAGTTATTCATGCAAGTGAAATGGCCTGGCAAGGTAGCGCTGGTTTTAATAAAGGTATTCTAGCAACTGAATTAGTATCACTAGATCAAGATATTGATTTATATAGCAATTTTATTATGCTAAATGGTGCTAAACCAAGCGGAATGTTTGTTACAGACCAAGTTATTCCTGATGCTAAATTTAAAGAAATAGCCGCAAGGTTAAAAGAAGCATGGACTTCTCTTACAGGTTCTAAATCAACTGATCTATCTAAACCAGGACAAGGTATGTTGTTAGATAATGGCATGAAATATATGCCACTAAATATGCTAACACTTCAAGATGCTGACGCACGCGCATTGAAAGAACAAACGATGAAGCGTATATGTGGTTTATTTGGAGTTCCGCCATCTATGATAGGTATTGGCGAAAGCAAATATAATAATACCCAAACTATGCTTGATGAATTTTACAAATCAACTATGTATCCAATGATTGTTAATATTCAGCAAAAGTTTAAGACATCTTTACTAAATGGCTTCCCAAACCTCTGTATTGAATTCCAAACTGAAAACTTTTTAAAAGGCGCACCGCTAGATCAAATGAATTATGCCGTAGCAGGCGTAAATTCAGGTATAATGACACCTAATGAAGCGCGAGAATATCTTGGCAAAGAAAATTTTGAAGGCGCAGACGAATTAAAAGATACATCAAAACAAGCTAGGCCTATTAGTGGCACTTCACCGCAAGATACGGGTGGCGGTGGCAACACTTCTAGCGTTGGCAAAACAGGTCAGGCAGGAAAAGCCTAATGACATTAAAAGAGCTACTCGACAAATTAACGCAACAGGCTAAAAAGAGAAAACCTCAACCTGTTAAAACTAACGGAATGAAAAATAAGGGAGTTCCAATCAATGATTAATAAACTAAATTTTGAAAAGTATTTTTTTGAATCAAAAGTTCAATTAGGCGTTCAAACAGACGAAGCTATGCATGAAACTGGTTGTATTGAAGCTATGGTAACAACTTTTGGCCCAAGAGAAGGTGCTGATGGCCGTAAGTTCAATTATAAAGCTGAAGGGTTTGCTAATTGGATGGATGAATTTATGAAATCAGAAAAACCTTTGCCAATGTATTTTCAACATAATGATATGTCTATGCCAGTAGGTGAATGGTATGAATTTATGATGGATGATGAAGGCATGCATGCAAAAGGTAAGATGTTTTTAAATACTAGCATGGGTAAAGATTTATATACCATTATGAAGGAAAGCCCAAACCTTGTTGGCGGTGTTTCTGTAGGTGCTTATGCAGACGAATACTGTATGACAGATAAAGAAGGTAATGTTCTATCGGAAAATGATGATATGGATGAAGCTTATTTCCAAATTACTAAAGGCGGATTAAGAGAAGTGTCAATTGTTATGCAACCAAATAATTTAGATGCTGAAATCTCGAAATTAGAGTGCTTTAGAGCCGATGGTTCTTTAGACTTAAAACTTATCGAGAAAGCATTGCGTGATGCAAAACTTTCAAGAAAAGATGCGACCACCGCATCTTCAATTTTCAAACAAATTTTAGAATCTCGTGATGAGCCTAAAGTTATTTTTGAAAATACACCTATTCAGAGTGAATCCGATGCGGTGGTAAACCAAGAAGCGGAATTGCTTAAAGCTTTTGAGCAAAGAGAACTTCTTAAACATCTTAACAATCGTTTAAAAGGATAAATCATGGAAAAAATTATTGAAAAACTAGACGCTATAGAAGCGGCTAATTTAGCAAAGGTAGAAGAAGTAACTGCTACTGTTGATGCTAAACTTGCTGAAACTGTAGCTTCTTTTGATGAAAAAGTAGCGGCACTTGAAGCTAAAGTTGCTTCAATTAACGCAACTCCAGTAATTAAAACATACAAATCAATTTCGCAAGAAGTTAATCGTATGGTTAAAGGCCAGCTTGCTGAATTTATGAAGGGCAATGGTCGCGTAGAAAAAGAAATTAAATTATTTGAAGATGCTGGTCAATATGACGCATACATTAAAGAAGCTTCAACTTTAACAGGTTCGGGTGCTGGCATTGGTGGTAGAACTGCTTATGATCCAGTATTTGCTTCATTGCGTTTAATAAATCCTATGCGCGGCGTATCTCGTTCTGTTGCTACTGATGGTTCTACATATCAATTTAGAGCTAAAACAGGCGATGCAGGCGCGGGCTGGGGTTATCCTGTTGTTAATAATACTGCGGCTACAACTGAAGCAACTGCAATTTGGCAATTAAACATGAAAGACTTAAATGTTCAATTTCCAATTAGAACTGCGGCTTTAGATGACATTGATGGTTTAGAATCTAATGTAGTTTCAGATATGTTAGCTGAATTTAGCCAACGCGAAGCTATCAGTATGATTACAAACAACGATCAAGGCGTGGCTACTGTAACAGGTGGCGGTGGTTCTGACGGCTTACGCGGTCTTAATCAATATCCAGGTGCTAATGCTACTTATACAGGCGGCACTACATCAACATCAGCTTTTGGCTCATCAGGAACGGCATCAACAGATGGTTTGCATGATTTAGCAACATACGATCAATTAACAACAAACGGCAATGCGTTAGCAAATAATGTTGTTTATAAAGACATCGTTAATTTTGTTTATGCGTTACCACAAGCATATTGGACACCTAATGCTAAATTTGTTATTAATCCTGTTATGCTTTCAGCAATTCGTGGATTAGTAGATGATCAAAAACGCCCAATTTATGTTGATGGTTTATCTCGCGATGATGGTATTGTAGGCAAATTATTAGGTTTTGATGTAGTTGTAAATACCTATGTAAATGCACCTTCTAAATATTCAGCATCGCCTGGAACAGATAATCTCTATCCAATGTATTTTGGTGATTTTACTAGAGGTCATACTATTGTTGATCGTTTAAACATGGTATTACGCCGCTATGATCAAACATTGCCAGGTTCTATTACTTTCTATGGTGAAAAACGATTAGCAACATCTATTGTTGATCCTTTCGCTTTAGTTCGTTACAGATCAACAAAAACTGCTGATCTATAGCATTAATGTAATGTGGGGAAAAGGCGGTTTTATCGCCGCCTTTTTTTCTTAACTAATTAGGAATACAAATGAATACATCTAATAAAATTTTAAATGGCATTAAACAGGCTTTAACTGAAGGCAAGGCCACAGTTAATTTTACTGATAAGAATAAGACCAAAGATGTAGAAGAAGCATCAACGCTAACAGGATCAGGTTTAAATATTGGTGGTCAAGTTTATTTTGATGACGCTTTTGCCGCTTTAAGATATGCAAACCCATTTAGAATGGGAAGCCGTCAAGTTACATACACAGGATCAGCCGCTCAATTTGTGGCTAAAACAGGTAATGCCGCAAACTCAACAAATCCCTGGTTGTATGTTGTTACTCCAAATACAGGCTCACCAAATATTGCTACAACTACTTGGCAAATGCCAACACGAGTTATTACTGCTCAATTACCAATTAGAACTGCCGTTATGGATGACATCAATGCTATTGATTCAGCTCTTGTTAATGATTTAATGTTGGAATTTAGTCAATTAGAAGCGCAATCAATGGCAACTAATGATGACCAAGCAGGATCATCAACAACTTCAACAGGCGGAACAAGCGGATTAAGAGGTTTGACTACATACTTAACAAGCGCTTCTACTCCAGCTTATGGAAGTAGCGGAACTGCAATAACAAATGGTATTCATACAATATTAAAAACTGAATTTACTAACACTCAAATAACTTATGATCAAATTGTAGAAGCAGTTAAAGCGTTACCTTCACAATATATGAATGTTCCAGGAACGGCGTGGCATTTACATCCATCTTTAATTCTTCAATTAAGAAAATTAAAAGGATCAACTGGTGGCGCTCCAATGTTTGTAGAAACAGGAACGGAAGATGGTGGATCATTAGTTTATTTATTTGGATTCCCTGTTATACCTAATCCATATTTAACAACTCCAGGATCAGGTTCTTTATCAGGCGTATTAGCTTGTTGGGAACATTTTTATACTATTGCGGATGCTGAAGAAATGACAATTCAACGCTTTGACCAAACTGCTCCAGGTTTTGTAACGCTCTATGCTGAAAAGCGTTTAGCATCAACAATTCGTGATCCTTTTGCTGGAGTATTTTTAATAGGTTCTGCATAATGACTGATACATTAGGGCAAGTGCCGTATGGAACTATTCGCAATCCGTTCAACTATGATAAGTTTGAACAGATTAGTCGCGACTTAACTACAAACTGGCTAACAATAGACGAAATAGCGCAACAGTTAAATTTAGGAACTGATGAATCGCAAGATGCGTATTTAGAAAGTTTAGAATTAGCGGTTCGCATGCATATTGAAGATTATCTTGGTATGTCAATATTCCCTACTTCATATAGGGTTTATTATGGCTTATCAGCTAATTTTTCAACGCCTGTTTATTTAGATTTGCCAGTTACAAGTTATGTTGATAAGTTTAATAGTGGTAATTTAAGCATTACAAAAGTTGCTTATTATAATGGAAGCACGCCAAGCGTT